CGTCAACAACTTTACATATGGGTTCAATATATAGAGCTGTATTTTTTTCTCCAACAAATAATCTCTAATACTATATAATACAGCTTGTCTTCTGGCTAAACGACTTGGCTCCCAACAAATAACACAGTCAATAGTTTTGTCATTTTCTATATATTGTTTTAGTTTTTGAAGACCTTCTCTTTCTTCCTCTCTTAACTTAATGGCAGACTCAACATTCTCTACCAATATTTGTTGTTTTTCACTATAACCAAGACGTTTTGCTTCCGCCTTTAACTCATTCGTCTGTGACTCTAAACTTTGTTGTGCAGTAGAAACACGTGATAAAATAATAATCTTTTTCATAATTTACACCGTTTATTGTTTGATGGTGCAAATTTAAACAAAAAAATCGAAAGAAAAAAATTTTAAGTTCAAAATATCATTAAAATTTTAATATTATTTATATTTTTAACCTTTGTTAACGTTTAGGTTAAAAACAATAAAAATACACTCAGAGACACTTTATACTGTTAGATAATAGTTTATCCATTTACGTATAATTAGTGTCTCTGAGTGTATCTGGTGATTATCTAGAATGGTTTAATATTCTTCATTCTTTAATACTTTTCCATCTTTGTCTTTAATATACATGGATTTTAAATCACCAACTATATAGTTTTCAACTAATGTATTAACAGTAAGGAATATCCAATCTTCTTCATCATCATCTAATTCATCCATTGCATCTTTAATTTCATCATCTGAAAATCGTTCCCCTATTGTATAGTTATTAGTATAAAAAGAACCTTCTTCTTCTGGGTCCCATTCTTCATACATCACATATAATGATTTGACGTATTCTAAATCTTTATTCATAATTTTAAGTTTTTAGTTTAACATATTGAATAAACGCATATATTATTAAAAAATTGTGTAAAGCGCACTCAGAGACACTTCTATAATGAATTTAATTGGTAACATTAAAACTTATAGAAAGTGTCTCTGAGTGTCTTGTATGTACATCTAGACCAGTTCTAGTCTTATACATTATAATTACCTAATAAATCTGGACCCAATTTATGACTAAATCCCCAAATGATATTATAACAAAACAGGATAATTTGGAAGTCTTTGTCATCTTTTGTGATTTCAATAAGCCTAAGTTTTCTTTTGTCATAACTGTATTTTGGACTACCATTTTTGAAATAAGCGGACAAAATCTCATCACCATTTTCTGATTCAATTTCTTCTCTTTCATTTAATAAGTAATAGAGGTGGCCACACATAACTTGTGGAACTTTAGATAGACGTTCCCAATACCTTGTCTTTTTGAGAAGATTAATGATTAGTTCGTAGTTCTCTAATTCTTTGCCTTTTAATTTTTTCATAATTAGATACAATTTACCTGTACATTGTGAGGTTCTAAATTAGTAAACTGTTACACATTTTACATGTGTCATAAAACTAAAAACTTACAACCTTAACATAGACAGATTTCATATATAATTTGAATTTTTCTTCTTAATAAATGTTAAAAGATATGAGAAAAATTTGCATATGATATGCTGTTTTTATGATATGTAGATTATTTGTTATATCTTTGCAGGCACAACTAAATTATAAATCATAATATGGGTAGTTTTGATAATAGATTTAGAAGAAAGTGGCAAGATTATGGTGGTTCTCATGCTACTATTGCTGAGCATTCTTTCCAAGACGTATTTAATAAAGTGTTTAAAGGTACAGAGTATAGAGTAATAAGTCAACCTACATGTTTTAAAGATATATATGTGAATGTTCGATTATCTAAACAAGAATTAAGTGAGATATATACACCAAAAGAAAAGATAACAAAACATGGTATTCAACCAGATGGTGCTATAATAAATGATAAAACAGGTAAGATAATATTTGTTGAAATAAAGAGACAAGATGGTTGGGTTGAAGGTAAACCACGTTCAGCAGGTAGAGGTAATGCACATGAAAGATTATGTAAATATTTTACCCCAGGCCTATTAAAGACATTAAGGGAGAAAGGTAATATATCAGAACCTAATTTACCGTTTTGGATAGTATTCCAAGGAGATATTACAAGAGACCCATGTAGAGTCAGAGAAATAACATATTGGTTTGATACTTATAAAGCAAACTATTATTTCTGGAGAAATACACAAGAAGCTATTGGTTTAATAGAACATTTTGAAAAATACATAGCACCATTATTAGAATAAAAAAAGAGGATGTATTAAACATCCTCTTCATTTTTATATACAGGTCTAACATCTAAACCCCATACTGTCCAACCTTCAGGTTTTTGTCTAGCAAACAATTCTATTTTACGTTGTGTTGGAAACATCAATTCAATATTTCGTCTGACTTCTTTTGGTTTGACACTATGTTCTGTACGAGGTACTCTTACTAATTGTTGAATATTTCTAGCACCTCTTGGTGTTGGTATTCTACCATGTTTGAATATTAAACATAGTTCACAATTTGATAAAGTATATTGGCCTGGGTTATGATTACATTTATCCCATACAAAACCAACTGTCTTATATTCAAACCCCCATGCTTCACCTAATTGTATACCTTGTGCTAAATGCGGATTAGTAACCCACATAAACAAAAGACAATCATCTGCACATATATCTTGAATAGGTATCTTCATTAAGTCTTTTGTCTTAACAGTAGGATATTTGAAATTTGCAGCACTAATGAATATGTCTCTTTTCCACCCTTTGTTTTCAGACTTAATAGATGATTTATCAAACTGCATTTTCCCACCATAATCCCAAGGTGGATCACAATATATAACATCAAATTTACCTTCTGGTAACTCTGGGTAAAACTCAGGTAAATTATTATGTACAGTCCTTTCTTTTTGTTGTGGACTATATATAGTATAACCAGAGATTTCCTTTGTTTCTTTTGGTTCTTCTATATTTCCAAATAAATCTCTCATATATATTTATTTTTCAAAATTGGTGCAAATATACTCAAAAAAATTGAGATATTCATAAATTAATAAATAAAAGTTTCCTCATTCAATCATTTTTTGATATAGCAGGATGATTCAATGGTCAACTATAACCGAAAATGTATACCTGCATCTACATATATAGTATTAGTCTGTTGTTTTCAAATAATATTCTAAATCTTTACCTTTGAAATAATCTAAACACCAAGCATCTGTCTTATGATATAGCTCTGCATACAAGTTCATATATTCTTCATTCTTCTGATAATGTTGAAATGATTTCCATGACATTACCATTGCTAGCTCTGTGACATATTCTAAGTTGCCTTTCCAATTTTTGAATCCATTTTTGTAAGTGTCTTTTATTGCTTCTATTCCAAACTCTTCTGCAATAGTGAAGTCATCCCAAAAAGTGGTCTTCATTTCATAACCGTTCTCCAATATCTGTCCCATTGTTTTTCTGTTTAAGAAGTTCAATGATTTCTTCAAGTCTCTTAGAGATTAGAGGTAGCTGTCTGATAGCTACCTCCATAAATCTTTGTTCTAATACTGTAATCATAATCAATCATTTAATGATTCTTTCATGCGTTGAAGTTTTGCAATCTCTTCATCAAGTTTGTCAATCTCTCTTTGTTTTGCACCATCGATGAATTCTTGCAAGAATTTCATGCAATCTTTAGCATCTTCAACTGTTCCATTTCTCTTCTCAAACATTACTTTCACTTTGTTAACCATTCTGTTCTTCTCAATCCATTCTTCTCTCATCTTCTTCATGTCGATGTAGAATTGAATCTTAGATACTTGTTCATCAATGTCTAAGTTCTGAAACTTCTTCATTTGATTTTTTGGAACGATGTTAATGTTTTCGTTAATGAACTGAACTTTGTTCTCATCAGCATTTTTCTGTGCCATAGTTGTAAAATTTTTAATTTGTTAAACATTTGATATTCAACCATTTATCTGATTGATGATACAAAATTATTAACTTTTCTTGACACTTGAAAATAAAATGCAAAAAATTGTTAAGAAATTAAACATTTTTATATAAAAATATTGATAATCAATCATCTGATTAAATCTTGTTAACACTTGTAATTCACTGATTACTAGTCACTTAAATAACAAAAAAGTGACCTACTTTCACAAGCAAGCCACTTCTAAATGAAAATAAAATTTAAATATCCGTTTATAAATATAGTCACTTTCAAAAATTAATTCAATAAATCTGTATTTATTATTACTCCAAACAATTATTCAATGCTTCTATACATTCTTTCTGATAGTTCTTTAAATCATCATATGTAGGACAATTGTAATAAATCTCATCTGCCATTCCATCTTTTATTGATGAATAATAATCTCTAATTGAGCCTTCGATGTCAATTGGTTCAGATATTAGTGTATAGAATGTTGTTCTCCATTTTTCACCATTCTTATTATAATACACTGATATTCTACATAGTTCTGAATAAGCTGGCAACCATTTGTAATCTACTCGCTCAATTTTGTGAAGAACTGTTACATTTACCTTTGTGATTTCAAAATTCTTTTCCATATTTTTTTTATTTTTAAGTTATTTATTTGTTAATTACATATTAAATATAGAAACTGTTTATAAAAAATTCAAACTATATTTAAATTTCTATATTAAAAAATGATAGATACTGTTTAATGAATAATTGTTTTTGACTATTATCTTTTGTTTTCTCTATTAATTCTTTTATTTGTTTAGTTGTTATTTCTTCTTTCATATAACGGTCATTTATAATTTTATAAAGAAATAACAATTCCTTCATATAACCAAGAAAACCATCTCTCTTAATTCTGTACAATTTCTCTTTTGAAACTTTTGTCTCATCAATACTTACTGCTAATAACATAATCAAATACAATTTACCTGTACATTGTGAGGTTCTAAATTAAAACTAAAAATTTACAACCTTAACATAGACACTTTTGAAATATTATTTGAAAATTTAATGCTAATAAATGTTAAAACATGCAAGCATGTGTATAGAAAATAAAAAGGAGACTATTTCTAGCCTCCTTTCTGACTTCGTTTTCAACTTCTTTTTTTAAGTGGAAAGTTCAAAAGTAGTTACTCTAACAAAATCCATGACCACTACACGTGTATATTTATAATAGGTCTTTTTATCAAATTGTCATAATTTGATAAATAGGTCTAAATCGTACACCCTATCTATATACCTTAGATTTGATTCTAATTCATCACTGGACATAGCTCTAATTAAGGCATCTAATAGTTGTTCATGACCCATTAGCTCTGTCATTTCATCTACGATGTTATACAATTCGTTGCGTTCCATATTAGTTTTTATTGGTTGTGTCATACAAATATACATATAATTCTGAAAAAATGTTAAGAATTCTTTAATTTTTATCATGTTTTTTAACTATTTTATCTTAAAAGTATTATTTTTAATTAAATATTAAACATATTTTAACAAATAATAAAAATATCAATAATCAAAAAAAATGTATACAAATCATGACAGATTAATAATGGCCGAACATGACAAATACGGCATTTGGTACTTCACCAATAGAAAGAAAATTGAACGCAGCTTACATATAGTTCAAGCTTTAATGGACTATTATATTAGAAAAGCTGAAAGAAAAGATGAACAATATTGGAAAGTTGGTGAATGGACTTTCTGCTGGGTAGAGAATGATGGTGACATAATATATAAATATATTAACCCAGAAAGAGAAAATATATTTGGAAATTAAGTTATTATGTGGAAGACAAAGGAAGAAATGAATAAATGGGAACTCATGGAATGTCGTATAGGGCGTTCCATGATAACTAAAACAATAAATGGAAAAATATATTATAAAATATAATTATGAAGAATTTTTATGGAAATGATATACCATCATTAAAGGAAACGATTGAATTCTTAACTAATTGTGACACACCTTTAGGTGATTTATGCAGAGATATTTTAGATACTCAACATAATTTTAATTTAGATGATATTGAAGAAACATGGGATTATTTAAACAAAATGTTATATAAATATGGAAATCATTTAGATGAACCTATAAGGAGATTAAAGACAATTTATAAAACTATATATAAATCTTAATAATATAAATATATCGTAATTTTACTTTTATATGAAAGAAATTAAATTTAACTATTGTATTCCAAGAGAATATAAGGACAAGGAAACTAATGAAATTAAATATGCTATATGCAGAGGCAACGAAAAAATGAATGTTGCAACACTTAGTGAAATACAAAAATATGCTGATTCTAATAAACCTAAAAATGCACAACCATGGATTCAAAACTTTACAAATGGTTATAGAGTAGTTACTGAATCTATTGACTATAGTGATTGGAATGGAATTACATTTAGTGATGTTGACAGTAAGCATTTCTATAAATATTGTAAACCATTTAATGTAGAAAAGTTATTGAATGCCATATATGAAGCCGGACAATATATATATTATGGAAACTTTTATGCTGTACATTTAACTAGTAGTAAGCAAGGCTATAGAATATTTTGGTATTGGGATTGTGAAAGAACAGAAGAAAACTTTAAGAAATGTTGTATATTAAGTGAGAAATATACAAAAGAAATGTTTTATGGATTTGGTGAACAGGGAAAACAAATTATAGACTTTAACTATAATGGTCATAAAGTTCTAGACCACTGTTCTAATAGTATTATGCAAGGTTCTTATGTAACTGTCAATAAAATCTATTATTCAGAAGTTACAGATAGTGAACAATATGGTAAGTGTGAATTAGAAGATATAAAGATTGAACAACTATATAAAATAAATAATATACAATATAAATCAAAAGAGTTACCAGTAGAATATAAAGGTAAGAAAGAAATATCGAAAGAAAATTTAAGATATTACCCACATTCTCATAGACGTTGTATTTATGAAGCTTTAATTAGATTATTTAAAGATAAAGAAAAGGTTGATAAAGAATGGGAATATATTGCAAATTTATTACCTGAAACTGATGATATAAATTCTGGACACTCAACAAAATTCTATTTAAATGAACCAGATAAAAACAGATGGTATGAAAGATATTTTAAAAACAAAAACATTGTACATAGAATAGATTGGTTAACTGCATTTGGTTATAGATATAATGACCCTAATGAATACATATATATAAATCAATTTAAGAAAAGTTGGAAAAATCACTGTATTAAAGATTTAAATAGTTTATATGTGGAAGAAAATAAGAATGAAGATTTAGATAAACAAAAAGATATTGAAAAAAATATTAAAGAATTACTTGAAAATATTGATGAAGAAGCAAAATGTGATGTCTTTAATAATTGGTGGGATAAAAATCTCAAAGACAAAAAAAAGTTAGAAGATATCAGAAATAACTATTATAAAACACAATGGACTAATAAAGATTTTATATATTTAGTTAATGGTTATAAAATACCTGATGATATAGTAACTTATAAAATGTATGCAGATTTATATTATAGAAACAGTGATAATGAAACATTACTAAAATATGATATATTGGAAGATGAAGTAAAAACATATGGGTATTGGACCGAAACAAATAAAATTCAATGGCATACATTTAAATATAATGATGAATTGACACATTGGAAAAATAATGATACATTCTCTAATAAAGCATCTAAAAGTGATTTGACATATGCTGTTAATAAATATGCTGCTCGTTGGTATAATTATCATTCAATTAAAGAATATTTCTATTTATTAGACTTAACTAAAATTGATGAAGACTTATTAGAAACTTGGGCAATTAGATATTTTGATTGTGATGATACAAAACTCACAAGAGAAATATGTAAAAAATATCTTATTGCGGCAGTAAAGAAGATATTTGTAGATGAACCTTCAAGTTTCGTATTCCAACATATGTTATTCTTACAAGGTGCATCAGGTTGTGGTAAGACATATTTCTTAAATAATATGTTCACTATAAATGGTCACTCTTATATATTAAACAAAATTGATCCTAATGGAAAAGATAATGAAATAGGACCACTTATTGCGAAAAACTGGATGATTCAATTTGGTGAAAGTGAAAATCTTAAAAAGGTAAGTGTAAATGCAGCTAAAGAGTTCGTTGACAGAATAAATATGGGAATGAAATATCAAAAGAAATATGAAAATGAACAAACCACTATCTATCCAAGAATTGTAATGTGTAGAACTAGTAATGATGATGTTTTATTTAATGACATAAGTATAAGTGATGGTGATAGAAGAAACTGGTTATTAGTATGTAAAACAGGAGTAAATGCTTGTGATGAAAAGCTTAGAAAACAAATGAGACAAGATAAAGACATTTTATGGGCTACTGCATATAAACTATATCTTGATAACCCTGATATGGATTTAGAATTATCTAATGAAACATTTGATGAATTAGCAAATTTACAAGAACAATTCAAATTAATCAAAACTGATGACATTAAAGAAATATATGATGAAATATTTGAAAGAATATACTTAACTAATAGCAAAGGTGAAATTGAAGATTATTTCTCATTTAATGAAATGCTTAAACGTAATGACACAGCATTAGAAAGAAAGTCATCATATGTTACAAGTTTACTTGATGATAACATTTTTGTTCAGGAAAGTAAAATTAATAGAATTCCTGCAAGATGGTTAGCCGACTATGTAAAGTCAAAATATGGCACAAATACAATGACATTATTGAAAAAGATGATGTTAAAAAATGGTTGGACATATAAGCAAGCTGGTTATTTGAACGGAACTTTGAAGTGTTGGTGTAGATAAAAAGGAAAAAAAAGGAAAAAAAAGGAAAAAATTGACAGACGTAAGTAATTGATTATCAATATAATTTTCCTTTTTTTCCTTTTTTTCCTTATTTTCTTAAAAAGTAAATTAAAAAATAAAAAATTAAAAATACAAAAATATAATATATATATAGCAAATGACAGAAAAAAGGAAAAAAAAGAAAAAATAAAATACAAATAATTGATAATGAATAAAATATGATTTTTCCTAAAAAGAAAAAAGGAAAAAGTCAATAATTGAATATATGACTGCATATTTTTTAACAAATATCAATATCAAATGTGTCAATTATGTTCTATTTTTATCAAAGTATGAATATTACAAGATGATATCAAAATATGAGAAAGATATGTTAGCATTATTCAAAACACGTTATCCTGACATATACAATGAATTAGACAAACAGTGGAGAATAGATGAGACAAACAGAAGATTAGAATCAAATTATAAGTTTAGATGTAATGACAAAAGACAAATACGTAAATATAGTAACACAATTGATAGATGAAATAATAGCTAATACAAAAGAATTAGCAAAGGTAGAGAATATGGATGAACGATTAGTAGGAAAAGAATATAAAGACAACATGACTAATAATATAACAACTAGTATAAACACAATTAAAGCAAAATTAGTATCTGAATTTTTAAACAACTATAATAGAAATTACTATTATTGATCAAAGGAAAATAATTAGTTTTTCTTCTTAGGCATATTTTTTTATATATATTTTTTTTATTTTTATTTTTTATATTTTATTTGTTATATTGATAGACTTGCTTGTGAAAGTAGGTCTATTTTTTTATGTATTTATCCCAGAACTGCACTCTAATTCACTTAGTGACTGTTAAATTAGTATCTTATTATCTATGACATTTAAGTGACACTCGATGCATTGAGAGAACATCTAGACCAGTTTAATGATTTACTTAGACTAATATAAAATACAATAGCATAAAAAACTGCAAGAACTTTCAGTCATTTTATTTCTATTTTATTATTATTAAACAAATAGATTAGTCTATTTGTTATTACAACAATCAAAACAATGTACATAGACGTATACGATAATACAGATGACTCTTTTATGAAGCGTCTATCAGAAGAAGAGATATTCAATTCTTGTGGTAGAGACACTGAAATGTATGATGACTTCATCAGACATATAAAGACACACCCTTATGTTAAGAAATTACACCAAAAATGGATTTATAATGAATAGTATGGAAAAGGAAATTAAAATATCAGCAAAAATCAATATAGAAATAAAGGAAATGGACCTTGACATGTATTATGACTTAATCAGATATTTGAATGAATTAAGTATCAATGAAGGATGCATGCATTATAAGACCACAAATACAAATACATTTTATAAATAGTTATGACAGCAATATACAGCTTATTAGTAGTAATTTATATCATTATAGGTGTATATGTATGTAAGCAATATATAGACATGAACCCTATAAAGATAAAGAAGATGAAGAAAACAGATATGGTTGAGAGAATAATAAAGAGAACATCAATTATATTGTTTTACCCTATATACGGTATAGTAATATCAATAGGGTTATTAATTGAACTATTAACAGAAGATGAACCATTCAAATAAATAAATATAAGAAAGGAGAATAGATTATGGGAAACTTTATTTTAGGAATTATTATCGGAATAATATTATTTTTATTACTAGCATATGTTATTTATAAACTTGATGATAATAATATAAGAGAACAAATTGGAGAAGATTTTGAATATAGAATTATGACAAAATCGGAAATAGAACATATAAGAGAACTTTTAAAAAAAGAAGAAAAGAGAAAGAAGAAATAATGATAAAGAAAGAATACGCAGAACTAAATAGACCTAATGAACTAATAATAGATAAAGCAGAATACATTAAGATATTAAAAGAAGCAGACATGTTGTTATTTTTTATAAAGAAAGCATTAGGTAAAGATGTTTAATGAATTGGAATATATAGACCAACGTATTAGTATATACAATAAGTTAATACAAAAACAGGAAGAGAAAATAAATAATATTAGAAAAACATTTGATTACGAACCTTTATATGAATTAACCGTATTGAAGAAGTATCAAAGGAAGGTTAAATCATTGGAGGCAAGTAAAGACAGGTATGTAGTATATGCCAACAATTAATAGGAAGAGGATGTATCAGAAGGATGTACCTTATAAGCATGATAGTAATTCAGCAAAATACTACAATAGTATACAATGGAAGAGGTTAAGGAACTACTATATAAGGAGACACCCTTTATGTGAAGAGTGTTTAAGTAAGGGTATAGTGAAGCCAGCAGAAGAAGTACATCATATAAGACCATACTTATCATCATCTACAGAGGAAGGCAGATGGACACTACTAACAGACGAGTACAACCTTAGAGCTTTATGCAAAGAGTGTCACAATGAAGCACATAGAAGATTAAATAATATTAGAAAAATTAACGCAAAGTAAAGCCTGGCTATCCGTTTTTTATGTTGAGCAGGTAGAGAATACGCGCTTTAATCATATGCACAGTTTCCAGACGTTCGAACAGTTTTTGTCCACCGACTTTCTCAAAAATATACCTGAGTTTTCCATCAGTTTTTGTCCAGATAAATAAATTTTTTTATATATAGTATGAAAAACAAAGCAACCGATAAGTTTAAGCAAAGATATAAAGACTATCGCAAAGAAGTTCAAGAGCAGATGAACATTATCATAGACAATTATGATATAGAAGAGGGATTTACTCTCACATTAGATTTGCTTGCATTCAATCTAGATTTGTTATATAAATCAATGGACTCACTTAGAGATAATGGGTTTACTACAAAAGATTGGAAAGACAGACCACACAAAAATTACGCAATACAACAGCTTAACCAATCACAAGCAACTATATTGAAGATATTGGGTAACTTCCCTTCATCAACTATGTTAAAAGAACGTATTAAAAAACTGTCTTCATTAGAAAATGATGACGAACAAATGCTAGAAAATTTGATTAATAATTAATAATGACGGAAATAGATGCATCAAAAAAATATATTAAATATGCAAATGATGTATTATCTAATAATATAGTATCAGGAAAATACATCAAATTAGCATGTAAACGTTTTATTTCGTGGTTCGAAAGAGACGATGTATATTTTGATTATGAAGGTGTCGATAAGAAAATACGATTAATAGAGAAACTAAAACTACAAGAAGGTGGCAATTTTATATTGTTACCTTATCAATCTTTTATTATAGCACACATTTTTGGTTGGTATTATACTGACGAAGACAATTTGCGTGTAATAAATAATGTTCTTTTATTGACTGCACGTAAATCAGGCAAATCAGTATTCGCATCAGCTATAGCAATTGTCGCAGCTATTTGTGATAATGAAAAATCACCAGAAATAGCATTTATCGCAAACTCAGCAAAACAGGCAGGATTACTTTTCAAATATTGTACAAGGTTATGTAATTCAATAGACCCAAACAAAAGGTTGTTTAAGAGACTTCGTTCATGTATACGTATACCTGTATGTGATGGACAAATAGATGTATTGTCATCTGATACTTCTAAACTTGATGGACGTTCAGATAGTTTATTTATACAAGATGAGGGACATGAAGCAAAGACTTCTGAGATATGGAACGTATTGAAGACAGGACAAGGTGCACGTAGAAATGCATTAGGCATATCTATTTCAACAGCAGGTTTTAATGTTGGTTCAGAATATCCTTTATATAATCAATGGGAATATTGTTGTGGTATATTAGATGGTACTTATGAAGATGACACATGGGCAGCATTTATATTCCAATTAGACCCTGATGATGACTGGACAGATGAAAATGTATGGATAAAAGCTAACCCATCATTAGGTACAACAGTAAGTTATAAGTATATGAGAGACCAAATACGTAGTGCACAACAAACAGCCGCAAATGAAGTGTCTATCAAAACTAAAAACTTAAATATGTGGTGTCAATCTAGTGATGTGTGGATTCCTGAACGATATATAATAGATAGCATGGAGCCAGTTAATATAGAAGATTATACAGACGAAGAGAGTTTTTTGGGTGTCGATTTGTCTACTGTATCTGACTTAACATCTACATCTATTCTATTTCCACCAAATCCTGACAGAAAGGTACATCCAGATAAGTTCGTATTCAAATCATTTATGTATTTACCTGAAACTGCATTAGAAGAAAGTACAAATGCAGAATTGTATAAGATGTGGAAGAGAAACAAACAATTAATTCTCACACAAGGTAATGTTGTAGATTATGATTATATATTAAAGGACCAATTGAAACTATATAAGCAAACATATATAGTGGACGTAGCATATGACGTATATAATGCAACTCAATGGGCAATTAATGCAACCACAGAAGGATTACCATTAACTCCATATTCACAATCTCTAGCCAATTTCAATAGGCCAACTAAATTCCTTGAAATGCTTATACGTCAAGGTAAAGTTGTAATAGACCAAAACTCATTAGTAAAATGGTGTTTTGCAAACGTATCATTAAAATTTGATGGTAATGAGAATTGTAAGCCAATGAAAAGTGGTGGAGATCCCAACAGAAAGATAGACCCAGTAATATCTATGTGTGAAGCATTGGGTTCGTATCTTAACAAATATAACTTCTCAGATGGTGAAGCACTTAGTGTAAAATTCTAAATATTATTTAGTTTTTACACTTGTAAAATATTATAAACACTTGTAAATCATTTATTTACAAGTGTATTTTTTTGTTTACATAGTTAACATCATATACATTTTGTTATATGATGTTTATTATTAAACATATAGCCATGCTATATGTTATAACAATACTACGTATTGTTTATATATACATATGTAATTATATATGAAAATATCAAACATATTTAAGAGAAATTTAAACACACAACCAATACAACAAGCAGAAGGTTCATCTGCAACTTCTGTTATATTTGGTAGCTTTCGTTTAGATGCATCAGCAACTACATTATCTGCATTTTTTGGTGCAAGAGAGTTAATATCTAATTCTATTGCAATGTTACCAATTAATATAAAGTTAAAAAATGAAATAGTAGAAGATAGTCCATTATCAGAAGTATTCAAAACAGGTTTAATGTCAAAATTCAACTTAATAAAGGCATTAATACAGGACGTAATTGATTGGGGTGATGCAGTATGTTATATTGAGAGAGCACAAGATGGTACACCAATTAACTTGATATACTGTCCAAGAGGTACTTATACCATTGATTTTAATGAAAATACAAGGAGATTAAGATATAAAATCAATTTCTTCAAAGGTTTTATAGACCCAAAAGATGTACTTCACTTCTATAAAAACAATAAATCAAACGGTATAGAAGGCAGAAGTATAACAGGTTTTGCAAATAATATATTAGAATTATCAAAGGCAACCGATAAAGCAGCAAAGAATTATTACAATTCAGGTTGTGCAGTTAATGGTGTATTGAGTATAAAGGGTGCAAGACGTGATGCAAAGGAAAAGGCAAGAGCAGCATTTGCAGATGTACATAGTGGTGTAAATTCATCAGGTTTAGTAATATTGGATGATGACCTTGAATATAAGCCAATATCAAGTAATGCCAATGAATCACAAATGTTAGAGACACGTCTATTCAATGTCACAGAAATAGCTAGATTTTTCAACATCAACCCAGTACTTTTAGGTGACTTGTCTAAATCAAGCTATAATACAATTGAAGCATGTCAAATAGAATTCGTTACTCACACATTGATGCCTTATATTTCAATGTTCGAGAATGAAGTAAACAGAAAGCTAACAATAGGAAACTATAAAGATTTCTCTATTGATTTAGATGAACAATATTTGATAAAAGGTGACAGTAATACAACTTCACAATATTATTCTACTCTTGTCGAAAAAGGTATAATGACACGAAATGAAGTAAGACGTTCACTTGGATTACCAGCACTTGATGGACTTGACGACATCATAATTCCTTACACAAATGTGAATAACAACACTTTGACAGGAGACAAAAATAAACAAAATGAGGACAATGGAGAACAAGATAGTAAGAAATAATGGTACAATTGAATTACGTACTATAACTGATGGTTCTGTATCACGTACTGTATATGGTTATGCAATAGTATTTGACTCACCATCACAGGATATGGGTTTTATTGAGACCATTAAACGTGGAGCAATAACACAAGAGATGGTAGATGCTTGTGATGTGTTCGCAAAGTTTAATCATAATGATGACAAAGTTTTAGCACGTTCAAATAATGGTGAAGGTTCACTTAAATTAACTGTAGATGAAAGGGGTTTACGTTATGAATTTGAAGCACCAAATACTGCTTTAGGTGACGAATTATTAGAATATCTAAAAAGAGGTGATATATCTAAATCTAGTTTT